CGTTCATCACCTCACGGTCAGCCCGGATGATGTCCTGCGCAGCCTTAAGCTGGTGGGCTACCTTGTCGGCACGCTCTGCGAATCGAACAAGAAATTCGACATCTGTTTCTGAAAGTCCGCATCCACTGGCTGCATCACGGACGCTGGCGCTGGTGGTAGCGTTGGACATACTCCGGTTAAAGCAGGTGAACTGTGACCGCAGCCTGATAGTGCCAGCGCGGTAAGCAGCAATAGTGCTTTCAGCCTCTTGTTGTGCATCTTGTTTGCCCTTCTCATATGCCTGTGCTGCCTGCTCCTGTGCAGCAGCAAGGCGTTTATTTTTTTCGGTCGCCTCAATCAGTGCGGCGTTCTTCGCCTTCTCGTCAGCCAGGTCGCGCGCCTGCCATTTGGTCTGCCATGCTGCATCGGCCTTGTTGTAGCCGTACAGCACCAGCATGGCCGCCACCAGGACGGCCACCAGCATACCGGCGATCACTCGCCAGTACGCCTTCACAAACGCAATGATTGCGGCTGTCATGCTTCACCGCCAATAACGCACGCGGTAAAAAACAGCGCTATAGCCAAAATCAGGAAAAACGCCGTGATGAATGGCTCTTGTCCTGATGATGTTGCCAGACTTATTGGCTTATGTCGCTTCATGGCCATCGTCCTGCGCTGCTTAGGACTCAGTTTTTTTGTTGGCCGGTCATATTTTGGTGTGTGAAATTGTCGTTTCATGCCGCCACCGTTCCACCGGCCTGGCGGTATGCTGCCAGCAGGTTTTCCAGTTTGTGTTCATGCTGCCCATAACCAGCGCCAGGCAGTGAAGCCCAAATATTGCGAACCTGTCGCACCGCCTGTTCAAACTGGCCAGCCTGAATGAGTTGCAGCGCCTTGCGTTCGCGGATTTGCTGGATGGCAATCAGATCCTGTGACAGCGGGCTGAAATCTTTCAGGCCAAGCGTTTTTTTGTAGGCGTCGAAATAGCGGCTTAACAACTGATAACGGCCAGCGGCGGTGGATTTGATGCCCAGGGAAGGCAACGCCACCAGATTACGTGGATGGTCGGCATAACTGGTGAACAGGCCGCCGCCAACAATCACGTCATAGCCGTGGTTATTGGTGCGCTGTCTGCCGTTGTCGGTGCCTTCACTGAACGCGATGGCATCCAGGAACGCGCAAACGTTCTTACCACCGGCCTGTTGGGGTGAGATGAATGGCATATTAAATTTTCCTCTGCTGCGATGTCCGGTAGCGCTTCAGCCACGACATAAAGACGTGACGCGCACCAACCAGCGCAATGCTGACGTTCATGGTGATGAATGGCCGTTTTGCATAATGGCCGGTAAGGGTGTGGATGATGATTGCCAGTGCGGATATTGCCACCAGCGAGAAGAACAGTTTTCCTACGATGCCGTCTTTCACTCCGCTGTACACCACGCACCATGATGCCCAAATGAAGATGAAACAGACGGCGATAAAATTAATGGCGAACGTTGTCATGCATTACCACCGAATTTGCTCTTGATAGTCTCAATCAAGCTCGCAAGGTCGGCGGTTTGAATCTTCCTGATGACAGCCGCAACCAGCGAACCACCAAATGCGCCAAGCAGAAAACCAACTGCACCGGCCAGATTATTGGGAATGCTGTAGAACCATGACCACCAGCCTGTAAGGAAGTAAGAACAGGCAATGCCGCTACACACGAACCACAGGCGGCCTTTCAGCGATTTGTCATCATGGAAAGGCACAGCAACCAATGCGCCCATCATGCCAGCTATCGCCCAACCAATGTTATCCAGAAGTTTCTCAAAAATGCTCATTCAAGTTAAAGCCCCACGGTTAGTAATTGACGTTCGCGATGATTGTCATTGGCAGGCTTCGGGTCTTTGTGGGGGTTGTCAGTGCAGTGGCGCTTAACGGTGCGCTCTGAGACTTCCAGCGTGTGGGCAATGATTTTGTGGTCAATGCCTTCGCCGCACATGCGCTTGATGGTCTGGATGATAAAGCGCCGGTAAATCTCTTTGCAGTTACCAGGGTAAAGCAGTTCGCCGCCGAAATATCGCACCATCTTGCTGGCATCATTCCAGCCGAGGATCTTAACCAGGTCGGAATCCACCGCCAGCGTTTTCGGCACATAAAGAATAACGCGGGTGTCTTTGACGTGGCCGCGCTTATCTCTGACGGTATAAACCGGTAGCTTACCAATAAGATACAAGGCGCGTTCACGCCCAATAACGTCAGCTATTTCTTGAACACTGCGCGGAAGGTCCACATAACCCCCAATAATTATAAATAAAAGTCAACATGGGGGATTGTAGCGCAAGAAAAGGCCAAATAACAGCGTGGGACTAACTTGGGACCAACTCTAAAAAGATAGTCCCAACGTTATGTTATTGATTGCAGTAACAAAAACGGCATTTTGGGGCAAAGTTGGGACAACTGGGACTATCATTCCTATATATTACTCGTGGCTACCCTAATATTTAAATCTATATTTATAAATATGTTGTCCCTGATAGTCCCAAATGGTGTTTTCGTCACTAATATCATGCACTTAACGTGGGACTATCTCGAAAAAAGATAGTCCCAAATGGGACCATAGATAGTCCCAAATCGCATTTGTATGATGATTGCTTATCGAAAAAAGTGGTTAATCTGCTCAAATCTACCAAATAAAAAACCGCCCGAAGGCGGTTAGTCATCATTGGTGCCGTGGTAGGTTATGAGTATGTACCCCGGCCTCGCGATCACAGATATTTTGTGTCCGTATATGCTGGCGATTTTGTAAACGTAGCTCACCTGCGCATTTCGCAACTTCAAATCGCCGTATGTTTCCTCCCTGCGCCAGTCCCACGCCAGTTGTTCACCTGGTGACGCAGATTCAAACGCTTTCCGCAACTGGATATGCTCGAAAGCATGTGGCCCGCGTGTTGGCGTTTTCTGTGGCTTAGGCTGGCCGCGTAGTTTGCTGCGGCCATCTATCTTGCCGGATTTCGTCACGCGCATTGGCCCGCGTGCAGTCATCACTGTGGTGGCCGGGATATCCTGCGCGGCTGAATGCTCTACCTGCCTTGCGCTGGTTGCTGACGGCTTCGGCTGGTCATTCGCAGGCACTATGCCCGCACGTTTCAGGATGTCACCGGCCAGGCTCATGGCTTGCCGCTCCCCGCGCTGGTGGCCATACGGTCAATGCGTTCGATTTCCGCCAGGATAAGTGCACCGGCTTTCACCAGGTCGCGGCGCGCAGATTTAGGCTTCCACCATTCCGGCTCCCACGGCCAGTTATTCGGCGCAGGATGGCTATCATATGGTATTCCATCATCTTCCATATCCCAGGATGCAGCGGCAGCATGAAACGCATAGCAGGATGCGGCAAACGCCAGATCGTTGTTTCTGTGCTGGTCATCGTGCGCTGGAGTCCACCCTTCCGCAGTAACCTGGCGCTGACGTTCGGCAATGACATCACCTATAGCCTGGCTTAATGCGGATTGCTTCGGCGAACTGGTGGCCAACGCATTGATGGCGTCAGCCAGTTCCTGCACATCCTCACGGTCACCGCATACGGACCATTCATCCTGCGCAAATTTCAGCGTTGGGTAGGTGTTGCCGGTGTAGTGCTTAACCACTGCTAGAGGTTCACGCTGCGCGCTGGCGGCTTCAATATCCTGCCCGGCAAACTTCGGAACACGGCGCAGTTCACCGCAAATCAGGCGGTGTTCATATCCGATGATTTCCGGCTGTGCGCTGGTGGCCAACGCCTCAAACTGCTGCGCGGTGTTGTCTGTGGCGTTTTCATCGCTGGTGGCAGACGAACGCAGGCACTGAACAGCAAGGCGGTATGCTTTAAGACTGGTTGCCTGCTGCGTGCTTAATGCGCCCTTACGCTCACCGATTTCAAGGCTATTGATGCGCGTTTCCAGGTTTCCCAGCAGCCTGTCATCAGTTACCACCGGCGCTGGCTGCGTGCTGCCAACCAGGCGCGTCACCTCCGCTTCAAGCATCGAACCCAACACCGTTTCGGTGCAGTGTTCAGCCCACTCGTTGTTTGCCAGCAGGTGAATGACAGCGTGCATGTCACTTTCGATGGCCATTTTCCCAACCAGCGCACGCAAACACGCCAGTTCGAATTCTTCGCGCAGTGATATGCCGATAGTGGTTGTGTTCTGGATGTTCTCCATTTCAGCAATTCGCGCCTTCACAGTATCAATCGTCACCTGTTTCATTTAAACGCCTCCCACACCAGCAAGCCAACCGCCGCCCAAACAGCCAGATTGAAATAAACCAGCGTGATGCGGCGAACCTTCCACGCTGCCATTTTGTTTAGAATGTCGAGAATCATAAAAACCTCACAGAATAAAAATGGTGGTAAAAACGATGACCACGAAAGCAACGGTCATCAACATATCGCGCCAGAATGTGCGGCGCTCGGATTTGCTGCGGAAGCGCGATGCTTCGATCATAAGCTGTTTGTTCATGGTCACCTGTTGATGTTATTGGCCCCACGCTGGTGGGGCAGGGTGGTTATTAGTGCGCGGCAGCGGCGCGTTCTGCGCGGCACTCTGCGCAATTGCATTCACCGCCGTTGCTATTAAGTGCAGCCAGTGCCATCACAAAGCCATCAGGGATATCTTCCGTTTTAAAAATCTCGATAGCGGCAATCAGGTTGTTTGGCGCTGGCGTTTCGTCGCTATCGCAGTACGCAGAAAGCACCTGGCCCGTTCTCTGCTCATTATCTTCGGATATAAACGCCGCCATGTAAGGTATGCCGTTTTCAACGCAGATACCATGCATCGCATGAACCAGTTCACGCAGTTTTTCTTCCACTTCCGGTTTGATTTTAAAGTCTTTCATTTGTATTTCCTCGCTATTGAGCAACACCATCGCCGCTCTATGTAACCAATACTACATTTACTTAGGTAAATGTTCTAATCGTTTGTACCTATCAATAAAAACGAAACCCGCCGAAGCGGGTTATCAATCAAAATGGCCGGTCATCATCGTCATTGAATCGCCGGTGGTCAGGGTTAGGCACCTTCGGCGGCAGGCTAAACAGCCGATTGCTGCCAGACTTCCTGGCAGGCTTGCCAGTGAGTTTTCGCAGTACACCAGCGCAATGGGTTGTCTGTGACTTGTTCGGCTTGTCATAGCCGATTTCCTGCAACACCTGCGTGGCTGTGCGCTCTGCGTAGGCTGCTGGTCTGTCGCAACCCCATTCGTAGCGCATCAGTATCATTTCCTCTACCGGGTCAATCGCTTCGTGTTCTTTGTTGACCTGCTCCAGCATGGCTTCTTCATCGCGATCAAGCCACCAGCGTTCACCGTCGCGGTACAGTTGCGCCACTTCGGCCCACAGTTGTTGTGTGTCAATGTCGTGGTCATAGTTCACGTCAGTAACTGGAATCGTCCACCAGCGCACGTTCCCGGTGTCATCGGCCAGGAAGTGTTTAGGGTTGACCGATGCAAAAAACACGGTGCGGCGCTGGTATTTCGATTCAAGCCGGTCATAAGGGCGGCGCAGCATGTCAACGTCAGAACTGATGAACGATTTCAGGCGCGCAATGTCGGCTTTGCGGAACGTTGCATCAAGCTCACCTAATTCAACCATCCAGTGGCCAATCGCCGTGGTCACGCTGTCTTTGTTTGACGGGTCGATTGTCGCGCCGTCTTTTATCAGGTCGCGCATGGTCGGCGGCAGTAGCGATTTAAACCATGACGTTTTACCCAGCGACTGATCGCCCTGAAGCACCAGCACGCCTTTGGACCAGAAACCGGTTGGCTTCATGGCGGCAGCTACCGCAGAAATCAGCCAGCGGCGCACTATCATCAGCACCAGACTGCGATCAAAACCGTCCGGTGTGGTCAGGGTATCCACCAGTTCATAAATGCGGCTGACGCCATCCCAGGGCCGTGAAGTGATGAATTCTGCCGCCGGGTTGTATCGGTTGGCCACACCAATCAGTTTGATGTAATCCCCGGCGTCGCCTTTTGGCATCCCATTGCGGGCGCACAGGCTGGAAATCTCCGCCAGGGCGCAGTTGTCGGCGGAATCCATGCCGTAATCGCGGCCAGGGATGGTGACCACAACGTTTTTGCTGATTTCGTTATAGCGAGCCTTAATGCCGTACTGGTCCAGCATCCATTCCAGGTTTTCCCAGGTGCTTAATGGTTTTTGCTGGTCGCTCATGTGCGGGAACATGAAACGGTTAACCGATCCATCCAGCGGCAGCCAGTTATCATTCGCCGGTTCAGGCAGTACGGCGTTAATCTGTTCACGTACAGCGTTTAAACCCTGCAATGCGTGCAGGTCGTTGAAGTCGGTCGGCTGGTCGCTCAGTCTGTCGAACTTCGGCACCACCAGCAGGCCGCCTGATTGCGTAGCCGCCTGGCGCGCGTAGTGAACGCCATCATTCTGCTTTCCTTCGTCGTGCCACTGGTCGTTATCAGCAGCCACAATAATTGTTGCGCGTCCGAACTGCTGGCGCATCAGCCTGCCAACTGTCGGCACGTTACCGGCATCAAACGCCACAATGACGCAATAGCCTGTCGCCATGTGAATAGATGCACCGGTGGAATACCCTTCGCAGATAACAATGACCGGGCTGGCTCCTGTCGGCTTGTTGCCAATGACGTGGAAGCATCCACGCTTCTGGCCGCCTGGCAGGTAGTCACGGTCACGCCCAATCAGCGGGTTTTCGTTCTGAAATATGGCCTGTAGGCTGGTGATCTGCCCGTCGATGTTACGGATTGGCACCAGCAGCGCGCCATCCTGGTTGCGGAACCGGCCAATACGCAGACCGAACGCCTTAACCTGCTTGCGCTTCAGGTACGGGTGTTCTTCGCCTTCCAGTTCTGATGACGCTTCCCAAATGTTGCGCGCCTGTTCGGCTGCCTGTGCCATGCTCTCAGCGCGGCGCTGCTTCTCTGCCTGTTCTTCTGCTTCGCGGCGCTGTTTGCGCGCGGTGATTTCTTCGGCTGTCAGTGGCGTGCGTTCGTTGTCGTTCAGCGAGAAGCCGAACAATTGCGCCTCACCAATGAGGGTGCCAATACCAATGCCGCCGTGGCGTTTTACTGATTTCCAGGTGTCGCGGGCGTCTTTGCTGTTGTACTTATCCGACTGACGTGACCAGTCATTCCAGACGGGAAAACCGCCGTCGCCTAATTCAGACTTGACCGCCATCGCCATGCGCACCCATGTTTCACGGTCGCAACTGGCGTCGATGTAGGATAGCGCTTCGGCTATTTCCTGTTCGGTCAGATCCTTGAATGATTGTTGTGCGCTCATACAACCCCGATTATTTTCGTTGGGCGCGCCATATGGCCATTGCGCGTTCTTCTAAATGTTCGCGGGCTGGTTTCCCGCGCCGTTGTTCAATGGTGGCCAGTAGTGCGCGTCGTTCCTCAATGCCAGGCTGTTTAAGGATGTGGCGCGCTTCGCATTCCAGCAGCCATTCCTGGCTGTCGCTTGCCACCTGCCTGCCATCGTGCAGCGTCACTGTGGTTGGCTGCCAGGTGCAGGCGTTCATTGCTGTGCCTGCTGCGCCAGTTTGAATTCCAGCAGTTCCAGCAGGTAACCGGGGATGACGCGCTGGCCAGGTTTGTGGCTGCAACGCCAGATCGAAACAGTCTGTTCTGTGCGGTCAAGAATAGTACCAACATCACGGCAAGACAGATTGTGTTCCGTCATAATATTGATTAGTCGTTCGGTCCTTTCGTGCATAGTAATAGCCTCGTAATAACAATGCGCCCATAATACCGGGCGCATTTACTAAAGTAAATATCTTTTGAAATAATCTTACTTCACGCGGCGTGTACGTGGTTTAGCCGGTGGCTTCGGCTGCACGTATTTGAAGTCTGGCTGATGCTTCATGGCCATTTGGCCTGCGCGGTAAATCAGTTCGCTGTACGGGTCTTTACCCAGGCCAGAACTGATGCGGTAATGTTCCGCCGCATGGTCAGCCGCGATTAGCGCCGTAGCTGGTGTTGCGCCTTGCTTCACCAGTTCAGTGACAATCTGCTTTTTGATTAATTCGACCGGGTTCATACACGTGTTGCCCTCCGGTTACGCTGGCGGCGTGCATCACGGCGCATTGCCGCAATGCCGGTAAACCGTGACTTACGTGGCCCCGGCTTCGGGTAGTCCAGCACCACTTGCATTGACCGCACCGGATGGCGGAAGCCAAGGCGCACGGCGTGCATAGTGAATGCTTCAATGGCCGCCGCAACGCACTTAATAAAATCTTTTTTCATTCGTTTAAACAACGCTGGAATATTCATTCAATCCCCCACACTTTCTTCAGTTGTTGCACGTCGCCCGGCGTCAACATGCCGTAGCGCTGGTAATCCCGGTAAGCCGTTTTCGCCGCCAGGAAGGTAATGTGATTGCCAGTTGCCAGCGCTTCGGCAAACAGCCTGCGAATGCTCTCGATGGTCATCATTGCGGTAGTCCTCAAACATGAATCGCGCCGTGGTGATGGCATACTGCAAGCACCGGTTCATTTGCCGAACACCAGGCGTTCAGCATCTTCCACTGACCGCACAACACCGGCGCGGCCACCGTTATCATTCACGGCGTTGATAAAGTTCCGCTGCAACTGCGATACGCGCCCGCCGTCTTTGACTTCCAGGCCGGTGAATATGGCCACCTTCTGGCCAACCATATCCGGGGTGATCTCCACCGCCACCAGACCGAACAGGTCGGAAAACCCTGGCGGTAGTCCGGTTTCAAATGGCCGGTAGTTGCGCAGCAGGATATCTTTCGGCCCCATCACAACCGGCATCTGGCGCGGAACCTTCATCACGTCATTGCTGGTGTACGCCTTGCCCACGTTGGCGCGGAATATCAGCGCGCGGCCTGCCAGGGCGTTGCGGATCGCGTTCTGTAGGGCGTGTTCTTTGTTGGCCATACCTCACCCCGCAAATGCGTGATAAAGAAACATTGCGGCAGTCACCAGCAAGCCCAGGCCGAAGCCCAGCAGCAGGAAGCCCAGCACCAGTTTGAAACCAGCATCCACCAGCGCGGTGAAGGTGTTCCAGGTCGTTCCGATAGCGTTGATAAACTTCATAGTTTCACCTGTGAGAAATGCCCGGCGAACCGGGCAGGGTGGTTATTTTCCAGTGGGGATGCCACACAGCGCGTTCAGATCGGCAACCGACAAGGCAATGCCTGTGCCTGGCTGTTTAGCAATTGGCGTCGTTTCTGGAATCAGTTCTTTTGCGTCTGGCCATGCTTCCAGTAGTTTTTCCACAGTTGTGAATCCAGAAATGGTGGCCTTCAACGTGGATTGTAGCGTGTCGTATTCAGCGCGCAGTTGCACTGCTTCTTTGTTGATGGCGTCCAGTTCTTCACGCCATTTCGTATTGCTTATGATGAAATCCGCCTCGCCTGTATGCGGTGTATATTTCGTTTTGTCGTATTCAGCCGAATAACCAAATAACGATTCAAAATCACGGTCATTAGCTCGCCCATCACGATAAACATAACGAAACTGCCCGGACATATTTACATCCATACGGAAATTGCCCGCATCAAAAAAGATTCTCGCATATTGCGCCCCGTTGAATTTTACTTCATTGCGGAGATCTTCAACCTGAGATTTAATTTCGTCCAGTCGCGCATCAGTCAAACCATACGCGCCAAGAATAAACAGGCGCAGGCGTTCAGCAAAATCAGCGCGTTTCTGAACAATGGCTTTATCGCGGCTTGCAAAGTCTTTGGTTTTGATAGCATTGGCAATAATGCCATCACGGATTGCAGCGGTTAAACGTGCCATGTGGGTGTTTCCTCTTTTGTTGTTGAGCACCATTTGTGCCGGTGAAATGAATATAACTTTACTAAAGTAAATATTCCAAACGTTTAAACCTATCAATAAACATGAAATCATCGCTTAAACCTTCTTCCTCCCATCTTCGCGATGGCCCAGCCGGAAGGGTTTGGCAGCCCGCGTTTCATCGCCAGGGCGGTCAGCGCGCCAATATCCTTGCAAGCGTCCTCCTCGCGGCGCATCTTCGCGCGCAGGCTTTCTTTGGCTTTCTCGTCCATTTCCCGCAGCTCGCCTTCAGCCACTTCGATTTCTTTGGCTTCCTCGCGCATGGATTTACCGCAGTGCGGGCAGGTATCCGGCAGCGGTCGGCGGATGGCGTTGAAACAGCCTTTGCAGATCACCGGCGGTGGTGGTCCGTCGCTGCCTGATGACTTGCTGGCGTTACCGTCTCCAACCAGTGACCATTCGCGTTCATCGTCAGGGAATCCGTGACGCAGCGCGTTGCCAGCGTGGTCAAGGATAATGGCGGTTTTCCCTGGTGACGGTCGCAGCACGCGGCCATCTTTTTGCAGCACCAGCGACAATGATTGTGTTGGCTGCGCGTCAATCAGGCAGTCAATCGTCACGTCAGTCTGTGCGATAGCTGACAGGTCGAAACCTTCCCCGAACAGCGACACGTTGAAAATCACGTCAAGGTCATCGTTGGCGTATGCCTGAATGATGCGCTTGCGTTCCGCCTTGTCGGTGCCGCCGTCCAGGTGAGCGGCGCGGATACCGGCATCAAGAAACGCGCGGGTCAGGTGCTGGCTGTGGGCAATGTTCACGGCGAAGCCAACCGTTTTCATCCCCTGTGCATATTTCTGCCAGTGCGCAATGATGTTTCCGGTTAGCTTTGGCTTGTCCATCTTCTCTGCGGTTTCGCCTTTGGCAAAATCGCCCATCGCCTTGCGAACACCTTTCAGATCGGGAATGTCCGGGCAAAACATGCGGTAGTCAGACAGGTGGCGGTTGTCCATCAGCCAGCGCACTGATGGCCCTAACACGATGTCGTCAAAATGTTCGTCCAGGCCGGTGCCGTCCAGGCGCTTAGGCGTGGCTGATAAGCCGATGACGAACGCGCCATTTTCCGCCAGCCAGGCGACCACGCGCGCCCATCCAGCAGCGCCACAGTGGTGCGCCTCGTCAACGATGGCCAGCTTTGGTGGTGTCAGCGTGGTGATGCGGTTTTTCAGTGTGTCGATACTGCATATCTGCACCCCGGCGCGCAGGTTCATGGGGTAACCAGCGGCGATGAATCCGTGGTCAATGCCGAACTTCCTGAATGTCAAACTGGTCTGTAATACCAGTTCAGCGCGGTGGCAAATAAACCACACCTGCTGGCCTTTGGCTGATGTTTCCCCAGCCATGTATGACGCCAGCGCAGTTTTGCCCGCGCCTGTGGGTGCCTGCAATAACACGCGCCGGTTGCGCCGCATAGAAAGGCGCGCCCTATGAATAATGTCCGATTGATAGTCTCTAAGTATTACACCCATAATTATTGTTCATCGGTTATCATTTAAAGTATTCGCGATTGTATGTTACTACGTGGCAAAGATTCAACCACTAGTAATTCAGTCTGGATGTGAAATGCAAAAAACGCATGGCTGATGTACAGCTACGGTTTGTTGATTAGCGAGCGTGACGCTGATCTAAACAATGTTAGTTACAAAGAAGTTGACAGTATAACAACACGTCAGCCATAATTCACCGCAGTTAATCCGAAGTCATGTTAAATAATAATTGCGAGGTAACAAATGAAACCTGGTGTGTATGAAGGTATTTCAAATGCTGAATACCACGGAGGCCCCGGAATCAGCAAATCCGGCCTGGATTTAATTCACCGCAGCCCGATGCATTACCATGCTGTGGTTACAGCGGATAATGACCACACGCCAACGCCAGCGCAGGAATTAGGAACCGCTGCCCATGCGTTAATACTTGAGCCTGAAGTATTCACGGAAACTTATTGCCTGGCGCTGCGCCGTTCTGACGTGCCGGAAGCGATTGAAGAACGCGAAGTGCTGGTGGAAATGGTTGAAGCCATCAACCAGGAACGCATCGCCGCGCATCCTGATGCGGTGCGTGACACGGAAACGCTGGTGGCGATGATCGGAAAGCTGAATGAAACGCGCCTAGCTAAACTGTCAACCAGCGGTAACAAAGACGCACTGATTGATCGCATCGTTGAATTTACTACTGGCTGGGGAACGCGCGAAGAACTGGAAGCGATGAAAGGCGCAGAACTGAAGGCATTCATTGAAAGAGTCAACGAAAGCCGAACTGGCTTGCTATCAACCAGCGGCAGCCGCACTGACCTTGCCAACACTCTGCGCGCCAATGGCGTTGATGTGGTGCTGTGGTCTGAAATCACTGACGCATACCAGCAGGAACATGGACGCCCGTATATCCTGTCCACCAGCACCGCCAGCCGTCACGAAATGGCAGCATGGCTGGCAGCCAACGGCAAGAACGTTCGCCTGTGGTCTGACGTGCTGGCAGAATGGACAGAAAACAACCCTGGCCGCATCGTGCTGTCACCGGAAGTGTGGGACCAGTTGCACGCCATGCGCGATGCCGTTCACAATCACCCGGCTGCGCACGCGCTGCTGACCAGCGTTCCTGGCGAGGCGGAAAAATCCGTTTACTGGATTGATCCAACCACCGGCGTGCTGTGCCGCTGCCGTCCAGACTGGTGGCGTGATGATTACGTGCTGGTTGACGTTAAAACCACTGATGACGCCAGCCCGGAAGGGTTCGCCAAATCAATGGCCAACTGGCGCTATGACGTGCAAGCGCCTTACTACATGGATGGCGTCAAGCTGGCCACAGGTCGCGACGTGAAGGCGTTCGTATTCATCGCTGTTGAGAAAAAACCGCCTTACGCTGTCGGTGTGTACGTCCTGGATTCCGCCAGCCTGGAATTGGGCCGCGCGCAGTATCAGCATGACCTGCGCGTTTATGCTGAATGCCTGGCGAACGACAACTGGCCCGGCTACGGCGACAAGATCCAAACCATCAATATGCCCGCATGGCACGCGAACAAAAACGCGCACCTGATTGGCGCGGCTTAATCAATAACAACAATTGTTGAGGAATAAATAATGGCAGTAATTAACATCCGCAAAGCGAAGCGCGAAGGCGCGCGCCTGGTGATTGGCCTGGCTGGTATCAGCGGCAGCGGTAAGACGCGAACCGCGCTTGAACTGGCCTACGGTATGGCCAACTTCGATTCATCAAAAATCGGGTTCCTGGATACGGAAAACCGCCGTGGTTCGCTGTATGCCGATTGCCTGAAGAACGACAAAGGCGAAGTGCAGGAATTCTTCATCGGTGACCTGGAACCGCCATTCAGCCCGGAACGCTACGCTGAAGCAATCCGCCAGTTCGCTGAATTCGGGGTTGAAGTGCTGGTGATTGACTCCACCAGCCACGAATATGAAGGCATCGGCGGCGTGCTGGAAATGCGCGAACCGCTGCCGGGCCAGAAGGGCAAGCGGGATAACTTCGCGAAGGCAGAACACAAAAAGTTCATGAACACCATGCTGCAATCCAACATGCATGTGATTTGCTGCACCCGTGCGCGTGAGAAAGTCATTCTGGAAAAGGATGGAGGTAAAACGGTCTACATTCCGCAGGGTATCCAGCCGATCTGCGAAAAAAACTTCATGTTTGAGATGACCGCCAGCGTCATGATGTATGACGGCGGCAAACAGCGCCAGGTGCTGAAGTCTGGCGATGGCCTGGAAGAAATTTTCGGCACCGCTGGTGAATGGGTTGATGGCTATCTAACCGCGCAGCACGGAAAGAAAATCCGCGATTGGGTTGACGGCGCGCGCCAGTTAGATCCGGCGGTTGAGAAGTGGCGCAACAGCCTGCGCAATGTCACCGAACGCGGTGAAGCGTACACGCTGGAATGTTGGGAGAAAACCCCGGCGAAATATCAAAAGGCGTTAGGCGATGAATTCAAACAATCATTGTTGGAATCGGCGCGCGCTTACGACAAGCAAGCGATTGATACCAGCGAAGATGCGCAAAACGTCGATGACCTGAATTCCCAGGTTATGGGCCAACAGTAAGAAAGGTGAAACACATGGCACAAACGGCACAGAAACAAAGCACGTATCTGACGCCACAGGAATTGGTACAGCGCTGGAATGGCGCTGTCACCACCGGCACCCTGGCCAACTGGCGTAATCAGGGGAAGGGACCGGCTTACACCAAGTTCGGTTCGCGCGTGCGCTACTCCATCACCAGCGTGGAAGCGTATGAATCAAAAAACATGATCGGGGCGAATGACAATGAAAAGCGTTAATGGGTATGAATCACTGGCTAACGTTCTGGAACGCGCCTTTGACCAGGCCGCCACCGGCAAGGGTGCTGAACGTCACGCGGATAACAAGCCGTTTCACCAGCAGCCCATGCAACAGATAGGTGATCGTCGTGGCGTTGGCTTCATTTTAGGCCAGGCGGATAAGAAATCCGAAGAAGCGCAAGGAATGGCCAACCGTGGCCAGGTTGACGCCGCAGTGCGTGAACTGTTGGGCGCGATTGTCTACCTGGCTGGCGCTGTCATCTGGCTGGAACGTCACAGCCAGCCTGTAGCTGGTAACGACAACGAACAGCCGGTTGATGAATGCCCGGTTTGTGGTGGCCGTGATGATTACCACCACTTCAAATGCACCGCAGCACCTGGTCAGTTCGGGGTGCACGATGTCTGACGATATTGACCGCGCCAGTGAGCGTGAAGATCGGGAACGCGCTGCGGCTATTGCCGCGCATTTCCAGAAGGCACCGGCGGTTCACGCTGTGCCGCAGGGTTACTGCCTGAACTGTGGGGAGGATTTCCAGGAAGGCAGCAAGAAAATTTATTGCGATGCGGCATGTGCTGAACAGCACGCCGCACATCTGAAACGTAAATAGGGGCAATTATGGCCGGTTCACTGAACAAAGTAGAAATCATTGGCAACTTAGGCGCAGATCCTGAAGTGCGCTATATGCCCAGCGGCGGCGCTGTGGCCAATCTCAGCATTGCGACAACTGAAAGCTGGAAGGATAAAACCACCGGCGAAAAGAAAGAACAGACGGAATGGCACCGCGTGGTCATCTTCGGCAAGCTGGCGGAAGTGGCTGGCGAATACCTGCGCAAAGGCAGCAAGGTGTTTATTGAAGGCGCGCTGCGAACTCGCAAATGGACTGACCAGCAGGGCGTTGAACGCTACACCACTGAAATCAACGTGGGCATGAATGGCCGCATGATTATGCTGTCAGCGGCGAACGAAAACCGCCAGGCAGGCGGCCAGCAAGGCGCAGGTTCTGGCGGTTCTGGCGCTGGCCGCACAGGAAGTACCGGTGGCGCGCAGTCTCGACCGCAGCAGCCACCAGCAGGAAGCGAACCGCCGATGGATTTTGATGACGATATCCCGTTTTAATTCCAAATAATTCTAAGTAATCAGCCCGCCGCAATGGCGGGTTTTTCATTGTTGGCATAGAATAAAACCACGTTTAAACGCAATGAGGTAATACTTTATGGATCGTGAAGGTTGGTTAAATGCTTTGGCGGCGAAGTTCGCGCCGCGCTTCAAAGAATTCGGCTATGAAATGCCTAAGTTCCGCGTGTCAGTTGGCTTTTGCAGCACAGGCGCGCGTTCCAGTACGGCGGCGCAGTGCTGGCACAGCAAGTGCAGTTCTGACAACACGTTTGAAATCTTCATCATGCCAGACCAGGTGGAACCGTTCATGGTAGCAAACCACCTGTGGCACGAACTGACGCACGCCACCGTTGGCTTTGACTGCGGCCACAAGGGCGCGTTTGCCACGGTATGCAAGGCTGTTGGCCTCAATGGTCCTATGACGGCCACCACGCCTGGTGAAGCGTTCAAAGAGTACGTGAAACCGTTCCTGGATGAATTGGGGCCGATGCCGCACGCCAAACTGACGTTTGACCGTGGCCAGGTGGTCAGAGTCCCACGCCTGCGCATCGGTCTGGATGAAGGCGGCAGCGATGATGACGGCGATGATGAAGTGGAAGTGGCACCAGTCGGCGGCGCATCCACGGCGAAGCCGAAGCAGTCCACCAGACTGAAGAAGTGCGAATGCGAGGAATGCGGCTACACGGTGCGGGTTACGCAAAAATGGCTTGATGTCGGTGCGCCACACTGCCCGGAACACGGCCCCATGAAGCCGGAAGGCGATGAAGAATAACCAAAGAAAAAGCCCGGCGTACCGGGCTTTGCTCTGCTAACCACACGCAGCGGGAGATAGGATCACCTGCCTTATCTGGAATCACTTGTCGGGTAAGTTCCATCAGTGCGAACGGCGCACTGCGATGCACTTTCACGGTGGCGAGGTAACACCCTGGATGGAAGATGTAACCGCAAAAATGCATCACGGTGCGGTTGTGGTGGCGGCCCTTACATGCCGCTGTAACGCCGTTTCCCTCCAGTCCGCGTTCTGACTGTTACCCCTGCGTGCTATCCGCACCGGGCTTTAATCACCACAACTGCATAAAATAACTGTACATCACGCTATAGCATTTCGCAACCATATTTCCCACTTATTCATCGCCTCGCGCATCTGCGGCAGGTAGTCATAGCGGTCATAATGTTTGCTGCCGGTGTCGGTCTGCGCGTGCTGTTGGATCAGGTCGCGGGTGAACCGGTCAATGCCAGCGTCACCAGCGCGTGACTTCCAGGTGCGGCGCAGGTCGCGTGGCTGAAATGGCTTGATGCCATCCATGCGGCTGGCGGCCCGGCTAACGCTCGGAATGCCGATGATGTCACCCTTTGCGCCCTCGCGTGCCGGGAACAGGTAGCCATCGCCGTACAGGTCAATCAGTCGCTGGAATATCTCCACCGCCTGTTCAGGCAGCGGCACCAGGTGCATGGATTTGCGGCCCTTCGTCTTTGCGGCTGGCATCGTCCACAGCCTGGCGTTCAGATCCACGTCAGCGCCTTCCACGCGCATGACTTCAATGACGCGCTGTCCGGTTGCCATCACCAGGCGCAGAACGTCGCCGGTCTGGTCTGGCGCGCTGGCCCATACGTGCTTCATTTCCTCCGCTGACAGATTCCGTTCGCGGGTCTTGTTCGCCCCGGCGTCACGCGGAACCGCTGCAACAGGGTTATATTTGATGCCCCAATCCATGCGCCGTTCCTGCGTGTAGTCGTGCGTTGCCTTCATGGCCCAATTGAACGCTGCGGCCATAGCTGTGCGCTGCATGTCGGTGGTGCGGCGTGCGCCACGCTTGATGCCTTTGGCCAGAAGGTCTGCGATGGCTGCCGGTTCCACGGTGGATGCCACAATGTTGCGCCCCAGGTCATCTGCGGCGTTGTGCCTGCCGGTCAGTAGCAGGCGTTCAGATTCATCCCATCTGGCTGCGCCTTTATCCTTCAATGACTGGATGTAAGCCTGGAACATCTTTTCAACGGTTGGCGCTTCGGCCTGCACAACCACTGCGTTTGGGTCACGGCCTGCCGCCAGCACGTCACGCACTTCGGTTTCATACTTCCGGCGTGCGTCTGCCAGGCTAAAATCCGGGTAGCGGCCAATCGCCTTGCTGGCGCGTTTCCCGCCGCTGTACCAGATAGCCTGCCATATAGCGGCTGGTCCTTTTGCTCCGGCCCGAATGCGCAGGCGAAGGCTTCCGCTGCCCCGGCCTTCTGCCCCATCGTTTAACACTGTTTCACTGGTCACGGCGCGCATGGCCGCTTGTATCTGGCGCTCTGTCAGCATGGCTTATGCCTCAAATTGGGGTACGGTTTAGGGTACGGTTCGGCACAAGTCAAAAGGCGATCTGATTGCAGGCACTTAGCCGGGGATGATGTAGAATGACGTTTAAACGCAATGGCTTAGTGGCTGTTTACGTGATTCCTGATGACCTGCGATTAAGCCACTTTAACCGCCTTCTAAGCGGATTGCAACAATGTTAATTAGCGAGGAATTACAGGCACTTAGCCTATAGGCGCAGCGGTTTTGGGTATGGTTTAGGGTACGGTAGTGCAAAACCTTAACCGCGAATCACGCCACATAATTACACGGCCCCGTAGTTCAGCTGGACAGAACGACTGACTTCTAATCAGTAGGCCGCAGGTTCGAGTCCTGCCGGGGTCGCCACCAACAAAAAGCCCGCCGAAGTGGCGGGCTGTGGTCACCAATATATGCCTATCGTGCTGGCCTGGAACGCGCCCCTTACGCCTTCGCGCGATGGATAGTACCAGGTTGAATAACCGTCACGCGGCACAGCCTTAAACCAGCCAAAATCATAATGGCCAGCCATAAAGGTTTCGGCTTCGCTCTCGTCAATCTCTCCACTCTCGATTGCAGCGGATATGATTTTTTCCTTCGAATGTTCACCCCGCGCCATCAGGGTTTTTGTGTCGTCGCTTTTCAGTAAGTCTACCGTTATATCCTTCACACTCTCCCCTTACGCCGTCAGTTCGGCGGGCTTGTCTTTGGTCAGTTGGTCAGGTTCCTGGTGGTCGTCGCCGTCGATGGGCATCAGGTGGGTTGGCGGGAATACGCACCAACCGAAAAACACGTCACCGCTAGGCATGTTGCATTGAACATCACCAGTCACCAGCCATGATGCCGGGTTATCACGACGCCACCGGCACAGTGTGCCATCAGGTGCGGTGAATGTCTCACCTGGCGTTATGATGCGCAATAATGTGACGGCGCGGCCAACTTCGTGCGCATCAGTTGACCTGATAACCAGCGCCAGCCCTCCCGCTTTCAGTTCGCCTTTCATTTTGCCCCCAGGTAGCAATCAATCAGCGCTGACAGGTCGCGCCAGGTCTGCACCGAAGTGCGCAGGATCGTGAACTGCTCGCCGGTGTAGTGGTCCAGGCTGTCATTGCCTACGCGCTCAATCTGCACGGCCAGGTCAGCCAGTTGAATAAGCTGGTCTTTGGTGAATTCACCCTGTACCGGTTTGGCCTTCGGTTTGGCCGGTGCTGCTGGTTCCGCCGGTGCCTTCTGTTCCTTCGGTTCTTTGGGCGCGGTGAATTTCTTCGTCACCTTCTCTTTTCCAGCAGCTTTGGCCTTTTCCAGCGCTTCGGCTGCCACGGCTGGCGCATCCTCGCCATGCTCTTTGGCCAGTTCGATGGCCATCACGTAGGACATCTGGCCAGCCTTCACCATTTCTTTCAGGTGTTGCGGGCAGGCAGCCAGCGCCAGGAAGTTAGCAACGTCTGACGGGCTGCGGTGCACCTCTTTGGCGATCTGGTCATTCGTCATGCCTTCCGCCTTCATGCGGGCGTAGGCATTGGCGCGGGCAATCGGTGACGTTGGCGTGCCATCGTTGGCTTTTACCATGCGGCCTATGCGTTGTGCTGGCGGCAGTTCAGTAACGTCATACACTTCCAGCATCAGATCCGTTTTTCCCTGGCTGACAGCCTTCTGCGCACCTAAGTAGCGGTGTTGGCCATCGTTCACACGCAGGCCGGTGTCAGTGATATCCACGCCAATGGCTGGCACGTAGGCACCGGCCATGAACGACGCACAAAAGCCGTCAACGCTTTCCTGGTCAATCTCACCGTCACGGATGTTGTAACCCGGCTCCATGTACAAATCCTGGAACGCAACCAGGAAAGTGTTGTTGCGCTTCGCAGTGATTTGCTTTGACTCGTAAAGTTTGCGGATAGTCGTCATAAAATAATTACCTGAAATGATTTTAAATGAAGCCGGTGCGAATACACCGGCCAGAACAATTATTGTTTACGATAACCTTTATCGGAAAGCCATATTGCAATTTGAGTAGCCGCGCCAATGTCAAGGCTGGTGCCGGTACTGGCTGCAAAGTTTGCCAGTTCGTAAAGGATTTCGTCACGCGCCTGGTCATTGCTTTGCACCTGGCCAATGCAGTCATTCAGGTCGGCTTCGTCATCAGTTTCGGCCTGCTCTGCTTCCTGCGGCTGGTGCAGGCGGTAGGCGATGATGTCGCAGCCAGTGGTTACAAAATGAGGTCGTCCATGCCCCCACTCGTAATAATCTGCGCGGTCTGCCTCCTTAATTTCGCCGTTGCGATAGCGAACCTCTACCATCGTGCTACCGATAACCGGGCATTCCCCACCGTGCCAGTCAATCCAGCCGTCAGTGTTGGCAGTGGCGGCGCTGATTTTAATCTTTTCAATTGGTGCAGGGAGGGGGATTTCCGCTGTCAATACATTATCTGAACAGGCAATGTTTCCAACGTCAAATCCATATAATTTAGAAATTTCTTTCACACCCAGCGCAGCTTCGTACTGTTCACGGGTGATGATGGCGGTGGCGTGGTCGCTGGCCAAAGTCTCACAGTCAATGTTTGGGTTGTATTTGTAATCGCCACTATCCCGCACTTGACATAACAGCCATGCGCTTTCGCAATCAGAACCCCAATTGCCAGGCTTGTTTCGCTGGAACGACAAAGGATAATCAGTCAAATGGAACTTAATTTCGCCGTCAGCGTCCTGCACGGCCTGTAGTTCACGTTGAAATTGCGGCCAGCCGCCATGCTTCGGCAGTTCTTCAACCAGGATTTGCAGCAGGGTTTTATTGGATGTGTTCATGTGGGCATTACCTCGTTTTTATTCCCGGCAGGTTATCCGCCGGGTTCGAAGTAATGATATACGATGATTTACGATGATTGCAACAACAATTGTTGTTATTACTCTGTGATTACATGACCGGGGCCGTCATCTTCTGGTTTCCAGTCGCCAGGCTTTGACCGTTTGTGTTCGACCACTTGCACTTCCGGTTCTTTATCATCGTTCGGCTTCGTGGCTTCCACATCGCAGGTGTAGCCGTTGCTCGGGTCGAAACGGTGATCTGCGCGGGTAATCAGCCATTCGCCATCAATGCCGGTGCGAAACCCGGTCAGCACCAGCTTGCATTCAGCGGCGATGGTCGGGTCACCAGGCATCGACAGGGCAACAGTCACCTGGTTGCGGCTGCGCCTGGCCAGTTCGGCTTTGGCGGCGTCCAGCGCCTGTGCCTGCGTCGGGTACGCCTTGCCAATGCGCTTTACTGGCTCGCCTTCACCCACTTTGACTTCGTAGTTGCTGCCTTTCTTCGTCAGCCGGTAACGTGCCACCACCGTGCCTGCATTCTCGCGCTTCTGGCTGGTCAGCCGGTATGCGGTGCACTGCGAGGCATCCAGGGTGATGGTTTGCAGTTCTTCGCCGCTGGCTGTCTTTCCTTCGCCGCGCTTCGTGACCGTGATTTTGCCGCCTGAAGGCTTCACCACGGCGTCATATTTTTTGGCAACCCGCAGCATCAGATTCAGGTCAGATTCATCAGCCTGGTCGATGTGCGGCAGTTGAATGCCTGCAATGCTCTGCGAAATGGCGTATTCCATGCTGTGTTCGTCGGCGATACGCTTGATCATGTCGCCAAACTTTGTGCCAGCGGTCCAGCTACGTGACTTTTGCGTTTGCAGGTCTTTTTTTCCGCCTTTCGACTGGTCATAAATCGCGGCGCGGGCGCGGATGTTCATCTGTCCAGGCCAGCCGGATAACTCGACCTCATCAACCACGAACAGCCCCATGCGCTGCGTGATGAAGTCATAACCCATGAACAGTTCGATTTCTGCGCCGGTTTCCGGCATCTGGATTGGGTTGGCCGGTTCATCATCCGCCAGGCAGATTTCCAGCGTGTCGGATTCATAGCCAACGCCGTCCGTCAGGTTCAGCGTGATCAGGCGTTCGTTGATTTTGTTGGTGATGTCCGTGCCGTTCGCCGTCATGCGGTACGCTGGCGCAACGCGGATGGGTTCGATTAATCCCACAGTTTGATCCCCTGTTCAGTCGCTGGCGTGATGATTTCCGGCAGCGTGATGGTGATACCTGCGGCCAGTTCCGGCCCCATGTCGGCCACGCCTTTGTTGGCGGCCAGCAGTTGTTCCACGGTGCCATCATCCTGGTTGCCGTAATATTTCCACGCGATGTAATCCACGGTGTCGCCGTCGCTGGTCACGTATGTCTGATTGGCCATTAATCGAACCTCGCCAGGGAAATGCTGAATTCCATTTTTCGCGGCGCGCCGAACGCCGCAAACAATGATTGTTTTTCGTCAATGCTCTCGATGACGTAGCGGCCCCCCAGCTTGCCAAGCCCGTCCACCAGCAGCAGCGGCTGACCACGCGCAGCCATCCTGCGCATGGCTTCCACCTGCTGAAAACCGCCCCGGTATTCAGGGTAAATGACGCCCGGTAGCTGGATAGTTTCATCCCCCACGCCAACGAACTGGCGTGATGGACGCTGACCAAAACGGTGCTGCGATGGCCACTTGTATTCATTTTTGCGGATCAGTTCCTGATAAACCGCCGTTTGGATGCAGAACTGGAAGGTTCCTAACTGCATCATGATGTTCATCTGCCCAATGGGTAACATAAAACTCATGGCTGATATGCTCCGTCAGTCATCATGCTGCGCTGCCGGATCTGGCGCTGGCGTTCCTGCTCTGCCGTGATGCGCTTCGCCAGGTCTGCGTTGCTCTCGCCAGGGCGCTGCACAATGGTTGTGGTGTTCTGGCTGTTGTCCTGGTACGTGTTGCCACCACGGTTGGCCATCGGCGGCGCTGGCGGTGGCGTCAGTCCAGGTGCTGCGGCGGCTGGCTTGCTGCCTGGTTCATCATTGCCAAACGGATCGCTGAAAAAGTTTTTCGTTTTCTGCCAGGCGTCGCCAACACCTTCCGATACTGATGATTTGAAGGTGTTCCACTTGTCCATCACGCCATTAATCATGCCCATCAGCTTACCAATGGCGGCGTCAAAAATGTCGGTGATGTCTTTCCACAGTTGGGTGAACCACGGTTTCAGCTTATCCCAATTTTCGTACATCAGGTAAGCAGCACCGGCGATGGCGGTCACCGCCAGGCCAATCGGGTTCATCAGCAGCATACGGCCAGCCCACATGATGCCGCGCCCCAGGAACAGGAATGCTTTACCAAGGATGCCAACGCCAGTGGATGCCGCAGTGGTCGCCGTTCCAACCAGGGCGGCACCGGCTGCGGTTCTGGCGAACAGGCCAATAATTCCCAGCATACCGCCGCGCAGGTAGGTGAACGCGAAGCCCAGCGCGAACGTGGCAACCTTCATGGTTACCAGTGCACCGGCAGTGGCCACAATGGCTTTGGTGACGGTCGGGTGTTTCTGCGCCAGTTCGGTGATCTTGCCTACCCACGGCCCCACGGTCATCAGCACGCTGTTGACGGCTGGCAGCAGGACGGAACCAATCGTGATGCCCAGCGCATTCACCTGGTTGCGGAATATAACCAGGCTGTTTGCGGTGGTCGCTGCGCGCGCCTGGTATTCCTTCTCCATCGAACCGGCATATTTGGTTTTATCAGCCACCAGCGCCAGGTTGGCTTGCAACTGGTCAAGGTTGGTCAGCAGTGGTGCAATACTGCCCACAACCTCTTTGCCAAACAGTTGCGTCAGCGCGGCGGCCTGTGCGTGCTTCGGCAGTTTTGACAGCTTTTTCAGGATAACGCGGATCGTTTCATCGGCGTTAAGCTGCATTGATTTGGCCACTTCGGATGACGTGTATCCAAGCTGTTTAAACACTTCCTTTTGTGCTTTGGTGGCTGCCTTGCCGGATGACAGGGTTAGCAACAGGTTTTTGATGCCGGTGGCGGCGATCTCATTCTGCACGCCCATGCCGCGCAGGGTTGCGCCCATCGCCGCAATCGAACCGGAAGCAGCGCCAGCGACTTCGCCCAGCGGCCCGATGCGCTGCACAATCTCCATGATGTCTTTGGCTGATGCGGCGGTGTTATTGCCAAGGTAGTTGATTTTATCCGCCAGGGCGTTGACCTGCGGCTGCGTCATGCGGAATGCTGCGCGCATTTCCGCCATAGCCTGGCCAGCCTCGTCGGCGGTGATATCGAACGCCACGCCCATTTTGATGGCGGATTCCGCAAACGCGGTAAGCTCTTTGGTCGCAATGCCAGACTGGCCACCAGCGGCAATAATCTTGCCGATATCGTTGGCGGTCATCGGCAGGCGGCGTGACATATCCAGGATGGTCTGGCCCATCTTCTGAAGGCCATCAGGTTCAGGGAAATCCACCACCTTACGAATGTCGGCCATCGTGGATTCAAAATCCATCGCGGCTTTAATCGGCACGGCCACAGTAGCGCCCAACGCTACCGTTTCCAGAATGCCAGACTTGTACGCCTC